AATCACGCGCACCGTCACCGTGCCGCTTGCGCCATACCAATAGCTTGTGCCATCATCAGCGATCATCACAGTCCGTTGCTCGCCGCTCATCGCCGCGCCATTCGTTGTTGAACTCTTCGCCTTGAATGAGATCGTGCCGCTCACATACACCAGCACCGCCCGCGCCCGCTTCGGCACGCCGAAGACAGTGTTCCAATTGATTGTCCCCGTCGCCGCGGGCGTGGCGGCTTCCCATCCTGCCGCCGTCAACGGATCATAATCGCCATCGTTGTCCTTATTCGCCCGGAAGAACGTCAATCCCGCTTGACCCTCAAAGCGATCTAGCCTGTCTTTCAGAGACCTGAACTTCTCGGTCAACTGCTCGATCACTGGCTCAAGTGCGGCGAGGTTCATACGTCTTCCATCCCCACTTCGATCTTCTCGGTGTCGTCACCGCTCGGCTGCACCGTTACTCTCACGCTCGTGATTTGTTCCGGGTAATCCGCGCCATCAAACCGACCCGTGACCACATCGCTCGAATTCCAATCGCGCCCGTAGCGCGTGGCTTCCGTCTCGACCGGCTGAAATCTAAAAGTCGTTTTCTTTCGGTTATCTCGAAGATACGCATTGCCCGCCGACGTCAGCGCCGCTGTATCCGCCTGATCACCCGCATCCAGCCACGCCTCCTTGCGGTTCCACGGCGATTCACTCTCTGCTGTCGTATCCACCACCTGCTGGATCACCTGTGACGCCGCCTCGCCGGCGCCAGCCACATACACCCGCGTTGCTTTCGCTGCATCAATTTTCAAGCGCGGCTGACGCATATTCCCGCGCTCTTCGGAAAAAACTAATGTTGTGCGTTTATCAGTTCCAAGATACGGAACGCCGAACTTCAATTTAAAATAACCTGCCGCCAGAGTCGCATCGCGCCCCGCGCCGACAACCTCAAACTCAACACCCGTTCCGGCTTTTCGCGCCGCATCTGCCAACTGCTGCATCGTGCGTAGTAGGTACTCACTTCGGCGCACGTCTCGCGTCACACTGCTGGCGGTGCCGCTCACCGACGCAATAGACAAATTGCTTTTCTGCCTTGCGCCCGCTCCCGCTCCCACGTTGCTATCTGCCAACGAATAGATCGCGCTATCCGCCGCCGCGTTCACGCTCGTCATTTCCTGCCCCGTTGCGGGGATCACTAGCACACCATCCAGCATCGCTAGCAACCCCGCCCCCTCCGCCGAAAGCGTTTTCACTCCATCATCATCAGATAGTTTTTCAGGAGCTTTATAAAAATACTCGGCGTCGCAATACCACGCGATGCCTGCCGAATCGTCCTTGCGCCACACCTCAATCTGTGTATCCAGCGCCAGTTGCGCCCGCTTCGCATAATCCCCCTTCAATTTCAACTGGAGCAAGCCAATGTCGTTGCGCTTTTTTTCGTAGCGCAAAAATTCAAACTCGCCGAGCTCGTCGAACTTCACCCCGCTCTGGCTCTTTAGGACGACCTTGTATTCGATCATGTCAACCCGTTTGCCATCTTAAACGCCTTGCCCTCCGCTCTCAGCTTTATCACCTCCGCCGCCAAATCCAACGACTCCAAATACGCCGCTTCCACTTGCGTCACAAACGCTGTCCACTGAGCGTCGGTCATGTATTTCCCGATTCGCTGACGCGCCACAACTGCATCAGTCTTAATCGCGTAGCGCATCAACACAAACTTAATGCTCCGCAACTCGCGCCCCAACTGAATATCTTTTCGCAGACCCAACCCGAACAAATCCCCCACTCGGTCTAGCACAACTGAGTCCACATCATCACTTTCTAAAATCGGCATTCCGATGAATTTTGGCGCATTAGCAATCCTCGCCGCCAGAGCCGCCGCCGCATCATTGCTCCGTTTAGTCTCTGCCTGATGCGCGTCAATAATCGCTTGCACATTATGCGGCACAGACTCAAAATGCTCGCGCTCCCGTCCATCCGCGTAATCAATCTCGCAGTGCGAATCGCTCACCTGCACCGAGTGGATACTCGGCAAGTTGAAACTCATTGTCAATGGTTGCCCATCCACAATCACAGTTTTGTCGCTTGGAATAATTGTTGCTCGCATGATTTACCTCGCGCAAATAATAAAATTAGAAATGATGGTTGGTTGCGTATTCTGATGTGCACCACCGCCACCTGTATTGTTGCTAGTATTTGGCATTGATACTGACCCATTTGCCGTAAACGTTGTCATCCCGTAACCACTACCTGGAACGGGATCGTTTGGGTAAAACCCGACAGGATGATTATGCACTGGTGTCTGCGCCGTCACTAGCGTATGGTTCTCCGCCCCGCCGCTCGCGCCCAACGTCGTTCCCGCAATGCCGCTCCCGCCTGACGTGATGCGGTTTGCCGCGCTTGCCCCGCCCATATTGTCCTTGCCAGCAGCAGTTCGACCCCGCTTGTCAACTACGTTAAATGTTGTTGAGCCATCACCCACGCCGAATGTTGTTCCCCACAACGCGAATAATTCCGCATAGCTTGTGCGTGAGATTGCTTGCCCATTTGCCCAGACGTAATTGCTGTTGGGAAGTGTGTCGGAATACCATTCAATCACTTCTCCTATCAGATGATTGCGCGAAGCAAACTCACAAAACTCCCTTTCATCCGTCAGTGTGAACACACCGCCCGTCGTCACCGTCACTTTCCACAACGGTATCTCCCACGTCACGCCAAAATTCTGCGTCAACGCCGGCGCGCTGCCGCCCTCGGCGCCGCTCAACAAAACAGCCGTCACCGTCTGCGCCGTCCAGTTTGCGCGCAGCACAATACGGTCAATCCGCGTTGCCGTCGCAGGCGTTGAAACCGCAACACTGATGCCGGCGTTGCTCTCGTATTCGTAGCCGCGTATTAACGCTGCGCCAGCCGCCAGCGTGAGTGGCGACGAAGAACCAGTCAGATTCAATTCAGACATCACGCCACGCAGCACGCCTTTATTTGCACTCTGACGACAATAAATCGTGTAAGCCAAGTTCGCCAGATTGTCGGAGTTAAAGCTAACCGCATGTCCAACTGTATTCCCGGGCCACCATTTTGATATTTCTGCCATGTCAAATACCTATGAAGCGGTGATACCATTCAACCTTTACGCCGCTCGCGCTGGTACATGCGCTAGCATAAACGCTGATCTGATTCTCGCCGCCGCTTACTTCCGTCGGGTCTTTCAAGTAAAAACCGAAAATGTCCGAGTCCGTCGTCAATTTGGAATACAGATCCGTCCCGTCGTTCTTCTTCACCGTCTTCACTCCCGGTGAAAGATCAATCGTCACCGTTTCACCGGCGTTAATCACCACACCGCCGGCGCTGATCTCGATCTTCTGGTTCGTCGTCAGGTTCGTTACCTTCGGGTTCGTCATCGGACCCGTCAGTGTGATCACAGGATATGCCCGCCATGTACCCGCCAACGTCACCGCATCGGTTATGTTCAGCAACGAACTCGGCAACGTTTGCGGCAGCACAAATGGCAAAACTAAATCAAACCCGGTCACCGTGAACGTCTTGCTTTGCAATGGCAACTTCCGCCACACCGGGTCGAAAGCGATCAGCTGGACTCCATATCGTTCTGCCGCCACCCCAATCCGATCCTTTGTATCCAGCGGCAAGCCACTGTTGTAACGCACATCAATCTCGTACTGCGACCCGTCTGCCATCTCGCGCCGGAACTTTGCCGCCGTGTCAAACGGCTTCATCGCCGCCAACCAAGTTTGATGATCGTTATATAACGCCGCCTCACTTGCCCCCTTCACCACGTAAGCCAGGTTGATCACGCGCGGCTTCAGCCGAAAACCGCGAAACGTTTCGCCGTGTTGCTGCGGCGACACCGTCTTCAAATTCTTCACCGGCGGCATCCCCATCCCGCCGATTGCCTCCAGCACGCGATTCGCCGTCAGATCGTCAATGCGATATGAATTACTGTTGGGGTCAATAAAGTACCAGCCTTCAGCCACTGCTTTTCTCCTCCCCCACAAGAGGGGGGTTGGGGATTACGCCGTCATCATCTGCAACAGCGCCACGTCGTCGCGCAAACTCGCTTCGCTCTGCGCGTTGGCATAATTTGCCGTCAAGTAAATGTTGGTCGTGTTGATTGCCCCGCCGCTCAACTTGTCCGCATTCGGCACAAAGTAGCCGTCCGATTTCGGGATGAACATCTCCGGCTGCGCCCCGCGCCCGATGAGATACGCCTGACCCGCCTCGGCGGGTCCGCCGCTGTCGCGCTCCTGCACATCTACGATCTGAGTATCGCCATTGTTCGTGGTGCTTTTGCCCGCGTCGGGGATAACAGTGCTGTACGAATAGTTCTCCACGTAGTGGCGATGAAACGTGTTGATGTAAACATCCGTCACCTTCGGGATTGCGTTGATAGATTTGGTTAAACCGTCCGCCGCTGTTGCGGCTTCGAGCTGCTTGTCCTTGAGTCGTCCAAAAGCTTGTGTGCTGGTATCGGTGGACGGGATAGATCGTTCCACTAGAGTCTGATGCCATTTCTCCGCCAGATCATTCATGCCTGTCGCCGCCGGAATTCCGTTGTTCTTATTCGACGCCGCCAATTTTTCAAATGACGTATACAAGTCCGCCGTGCCTTTGTCTGCCAGTCCTAAAGTTTCTGCCAGCGCCATCAACGCCGGCACCTCGCCCGCCTGAATCCCGTCGGACGTAATCGCGCTCTGCGCCGCCATGAAGATGAGCTGGTCAACGTTTTTCGAGAATTTCTCGTTGACCCCATCCAGCTGTAAACCCAGATCGCTGTATCGATTCTTCATCTCTATAACTTTCGGCGAGTTCTCACCATAGATCAACGTCGCGGTTTGGATTTCCTTCGACAACGCCTCCTGCTTCACGCGGATGTCGTGAACCTTGGTGCTGTAATCGTCCTGCGCTTGCCTCAACGGTCCCGCAATCACAACCTGCAGCAATGCCATCTCGCTCTTCAACGCCGATTGCGCGTTGGCTTGTTCCTGCGCCGCGCTTGCCGCCGATTTATGCAACTGCGACATATTCTGCAAGCGCGTCGCTTCCATGTCGTAGCCTCTGATAGATTCATATTGCGCCGCCGTCAAGAAATTATATTTTTGAAGCAGACCGTCCACGCCAGCCGTGTAAGACACAAGCACCGGCTTTCCCTCTGCCAACTGCCCCAACCAGTATCGATCCGTCTCTGTTAATTTACCGGCGGCGAGAGCCGCGTCCGAAACTTTAGTGATGTATTCGCCGTAAGTTTGCGAGCTCTGTGTTACTCGTGTTGTTTGCTCGGCAAGTGCGGCGTTCACCCGATCATTCCACGTCAACAATACCTCTAATCCCAGAGCCGCATTCGCCAAGAATGGCATTAGTTTTTCTTTGCCGCTGTTGCCGACGTTGGTCAACGACGCATTCAATCGCTGAAACGAATCAGTTGCGCTATCGGTGTTTCCACCCGCTTGCTTTATCAACACATTACCGGCTCGAAGTACGTCATTCAGCAACGCTTGTTTTTGTTCCTCCGCCGATAGTTGATCCACTGCCTTGCCCAACGATTCGGCGTATTTTTTATTGGCTTCTTCGATCTTGATGGTCAAACCAAGATTATCGAGGATCATTGGAGAGTTGCGCTTGACGCCCAGCGCCAACGATTCGAACATGAAGTTTGTGTCACCCAAAGTTGGATTGAGTTTATTCGCCGCCTTGGCAATCTCCATCAATTGCGGTGATGCGGACGCCAGAGATCGCGCCAGGTCTCCCTGTGCGCCAGCGAGCAGTGCCGATTCGGCGCGCATCAAACTCAAATCGTCTATCGTCCCCTTCGCGCCGGAGCGCAGTAAATTCAACTGCTCCCTCGATGCGCCAACACGATCCATCAACCCATTGAATGACTCGCGTGTCTGCACAAACGCCGCGCCTTGCTCGCCCATATCAAACGCCGCTTTCATCGTCAGCCCAAATCCGGCAAGCACGCCCGTCGCAGCCAGAATCTCACCCTGCATCGCGCCGACGTTATCCTTAAGCGCAGTCAGTGGATTCTTGGCGTCGCTCGACGATGTTTTAACGCCTTCCAAATCTTGTTGTAGGCGCTTCAACTCACCCTGTGTATTGTCAATCATGTCGAGAACGATCTTGAGTCTGCTTTCACTTCCCACGGCTGTTCCTCAATTGTTTGATGTAATCCGACAGTTTCGCCAATTCGGGGTTAGCGGCGCGCCATTTGCCTGCCGCGCCAGCTTTCTTGCCGTTCTTTAGATAGTCGCGCCATGCGTTGTAATAATTCATCGCCATCCGCATTTGACGCAGCATCCCCGCCGGTTGATCGCGTTGCCCGCCGTTTTCCGGCATCATCGCGCCGCCGAAGAGAGCGCAATTCAAAGCGTATTCTAAGACTGGCGGCGGCTCATCGCGTTTCCCCTCGGCGTAGGCAGCCACCGCCATGATTATTCCGGGTCGAGCCGGTTTGCTTCAGCGATCACATTGGCAAGTTTGTCGGCGATCCACTTGACTTTTTTTCGCGGAAGAGCATCCACGGTATCGTCGGTCAGCTTCGGCTCGGCAATCAATCCAAGTTTGGCAGATGCGCGAACCGCCTGCCCTTCGTACTCCGCCATCGTCAGTTCGCTCTTATCCTTCATCGCCGCGATGTAGTTTTCCATGTCGCGTTGCGTTAAATCTTTGATAACCAACCGTCCAAATGTTTTGTGATTGAACTCAGCCATATATCGCCTACGGCAACGCGCTCACGCTGTTGGTGTTGCTTGCATTGAAGTAATTCGCCAGCGCGCTGTTGTAGATACCCTTTAAATTCAAGTCCACCGTCACCACGCCGTCCACGTCACTAAACAATTCCGGTGCTTCCAGATAGGCTCCGGCAACGTCGAATTGCAGAATGTTTGTGCCGCTCGTGGCTTTGATGCGTATCTGATGCTGAAGCACACTTGACCCAGCCAGAATACTGGTCAGATAAGCGCGAGTCGTCGCATTGAGTTCGAGTGACATCTTCAACTCTGTCATCCAACGCGGCTCGTTGAAGTTGCCCGGCGTTAATGCGCCGAGATAGTGGCGCAGTGAACGTTGAGCGTCAATCATTAATTCGATCTCAAACGCTGTCGCGGCAATCGCTGTTGAGCCAATGGTGCCGCCCACCGCGTCAATATAGAGCGCAATGTGATCGCCCGTGATCGGCGAAGCGGTGCGATCCGAGAGCGACGCTAACGTCTGCCCGTCGGCAACTTGCTTGCCGATCAGGTCGGCGTCGTACTTCACCCCTTCATTGGACGAGAACTTGAACGTCGCTTTGGAAACCAGCCCGCCAACCATCCGCGACGCATTGCCCGCCCCGGTCTCGCCGTGATACACCGTCATCTTGCGCGGTGAGGTCGGGATTGCTGTGAGTGGAGCGTTGTAAGCGCGCACGTAGGGACCGGCGCCGCTCGGCGTGGCTTCACCGGCGAGCGAGTCCAACCAGTATCCGACATCCTCATAAGTCAGCACGCCGGAGATTTTTGCCGCCGCCGCGATCTTCTTCAACGCCGCGACGTAGCCCGGCGCCATGCTGCCGCGTTGGTCAGCAAAGATTTCCGACTCCACAATCGGAGTCAGTTTGACTTCGTCTACCAGCATCAACTTCGCTGTGTCGGTCACGCCTGTTCCCCATGTCGTTTCCTTGCCGACCTGCGTCAGATTCATGTCTTTTATCGTCATCGCTTATTCTCCTTCACTACTTCGCGGAGCGGTTCGTCGCGCGCGGGTGCGATCACCCGATACAATTTCAAATCAACGGCATTTTTGCGTTGCTCCGCCGTCAATTCGTCCCAATCGGATTTAGTCAGGTTGCGCGTCGGCACGCCATTTACAAATGCGCCATTGCCGACATAAGTTGCGTAGATGTTATCCATTGATTTTTCTCGCTTTCACCGGAATTGTTTCGACCCAATACAACAAGCCGCTTTCGATGTAAGTGTCCTGTGCCGAGTCGCCGTCAAACTCTATGGTGTCCCACGGCACGGTAGAATCCTGTGACGTGCTTTTGTGATCGAGCAGCACGTCGGCAATCGTTTTTTCGATCAGGTCAAGCCGGTCTTCGCAGTTTGCTTCCGTCCAGCTCGATGTGTCTTTCGCCCACAAAACAAAAACGGTCACGGTGAGCTTGACGTTGGTATCCCAGCCGCCAGCCACCTTGTCGCGGATTCGTCCGCTGCCGCTGCTATCCACCGTCACCACCGGACTCTGCGCGTTGAGTTTGCGAATCTTGTAGTTGTAAACCGCTTGCGCTACCGCCGGTGCGCCCACCATCGCCGCCTCGAGCAGTGTTGCCAATTTGTCGCGCGCGGTCTCGCGATTAAATGAACTCGCTGGCATTTACTGACCTATCAACTCAATCACCAGTCGCAGATAATTCGATCCTCGCCACGACCACGTCTCAACTGCTTTGATTGGATAGTCCACTGAACTCACCGTCAACACATCGCCTTTTATAATATCGAGTGACGCATCAGTGAATGTCTGCCGTAGTTGATACGCGCTCTCCAACTTCAAGCGCGTCAATGTCTCAGCGTCTACCGGATCAAGCGGCGTGCATTTGATGCCAACCAAATTCGCGCTTGGCGTTCCCTGCAATGCGCCGCTCATCGTGGCACGCTTGGTAGAAGCGGTCACAGTCGCCAACTTCAAAAACGACGGACTCGCCATCACTCACTCGTGTTCTGCTCTTGAAAGCCGAGCGAAACCACGCCCGCCTCCAACACGCCGACATTGACGCCGTAAGCGCGTTCCACCTGCTCGCGCTTGCGATCTATCTTCTTCGCCACCTGCGCCGCCAGTTGGTTCAACGATTCGCGGCGCGATCCGACGCTGATGTCCACGTCGTCGAGATTGCCCTCGATGCTCTCCAGCGTTCGCAGCTCGGCGATGTCAATCAATTGGTCGTAATCCGCGCTGTCAATGCCCGCCAGATCGCTGTCGGCGACGCTGGCGAGAGCCGCCACCGTGCCGCCGCACTTGCGGATGGCATAGCCAATCGGGTCGTTGAGATCGGCGTTGCTGCCAGAGACGGTTGTCCCGTCCATGCCCGCCGCCGTCAGCAACGACCCGCATCGTTTGACTAAAAACGCTTCGACGTTTGCGCGAGTGATCGCCATTCAGTGTTTACGCTTCGGGCGCGGCAAGATTCACTCACCGCGCCCGATTAGATGATCAAACTTTATTCGTATGCCGTCGGGATGGTGTAGCTGCCGCCATTGCCCAATTCCAGCACCACGCCGTTCAGGCGGTTGCCCACGCCAAAACCGAAGCGGTGGCGATAGTGCGACGCTTCAAACGGAGTCGCCATCTCTTTGGCGATGAGTTGGAAGCCGGTGCCGAGACCCGTGTCCGCCGGGTCTACACGTTCCATCAGCGGCTTGGGCGCTTCGAGGTGCAAGCCCAGCATATAGTTCGCCGGGACCCAGCGCCACTCCACAACCCATACGCCGTTGCTGTAGCCGATCACCTTGCCCGGCACAATCGGCACGCCCTTGTCGGCGATCTCCGAGTTCGCGCCCGGCGTGGTGAAGCGCGGTCCGATCTTCGAGAAGTCGGTCAACGCAGATACTTTGGTGTTTTGCGCGTTGTTGATGAACACCGCGACGTTGGAGCCGCCCTGCGCCCCGCCGCCGAAATGCTCCTCGATCTCGTCGCGGATGGTGACGAGCGGGTTGTTGGTGTCGCTGATCGCGCTCGCCACATAACCGCTTTCGAGATAGTGATCGTCGGTGGCTTCGCTCTCCGAGCCTTCCACTGGCGGATACACCACCGCGTCAGCGTTGGCGAGCGGTTGGATCGTCAGTGAGCCGTAATTCGGATCGACGAACGTTCGCGCGGTGTTGTTGAAGAGAGCTTTCAGCATCTCGAACCGCACGGTGTTGGTGTCCTGAATGAACACCGAGTCGAGATGGCGTTGAAACTCGGCGACAGTCATGTACGCCAAGTCCACGTCGCTCCCTGCCAGTTGACGACCAAAATCTTCAAGTGGAAACGCGACATCCCACGAGCCGTAGGCTTTGCCCCCGCCGCTTTGTGCCTGCCCGCCGCGTCGCTCCAAGCGACCGCCGCCCGGCAGTTTATAGCGCACCTTGTAGTCGCTGGTCTGACCCTCGACGAAGGTGCTTTTCGCCTTGTTCAAGCCGTCGTTGAATTGCGCCAGCAATTGCTGCGCCGCGTCGTAGACCGCTTTCTGACCGATGATGTTGATGAACGCGCGATCCGCGTCCTGAATGTTGAGAATACCTGCAATTCCAGACATGACTTAGTTCTCCTCTCTTACGCCCAGTCTGCTTCCCACTGAGTCTTAACGAACAAGACCTTCGTGAGATCGGCGTCGCTCAAGCATTTCACGCGCCCGGCGACGACGTTCATCGTGCCTGCCGCGTCTGCCAACGCGCCTGCCGTGTTGCTCAGATACGCCAGCGAATCGGCATCACCGGCGAGCGTGAAGCCTGCCACTTCGCCTTCGTGCAGCACGCTGATAGCCTGCCCTGCGCCGCCGCCGTTGAGCGCGATGCCCCGGAATTGCTGCTTGCCTGCCGCGTTAGCGTCTGCCACGCCGACCTTGCCAGTGGTCAAGATGTAAACAGCCTGACCGGCGGTGATCGTTTCGGCGGCGATGTAATCGCGGATAGTGCAGTGTTGTGGAAAGACCGGCGCAACCTTCGCGGCGGTCACGGTAATATCTGCCATGATAGAAACTCCTTTTCGTTTTTAGCGATGTTCAATCGCTCTAAAAGTTGACCCGCACAACGGGTGTTTGCGGTGAACCTTGCGCGCCTTGCGGCTTCGCGCCGCGCGGCGGAGGCGGTGTTCCCAGCCCGCCCGATTGTTGACTCTTGATCAGGTGCGGCTTCGCTTTCGCAATTGCCTCCACCAGTTTCTCGACGTTCTCGAACTTGCCGTCCTTCTCGGTGATCGCTGCGCGGTCAATGTGCAGCCACGCATCGTTCACGTCGTAGAAGTTGTGCTTCATCGCTTCGGCAAGCACCGCGCCCTTCAGCAGCGTCTCGCGCAATTGCGCTTTGATGCCATCCAGCTCTTTAATCAGCGTTTCGTTCTGCGTCTTCAATCCCGCTTCACGTTCCGCTTGCTTCTCGGCTTCGCTCTTCTGCGCGTCCTTGAGCTTCTTCGCCTCGTTGAGCAGAGACTTCAACTCATTCGAGTCCTTCACGCTCAGCGAAGAGAACAACTCCGTCAGTGCCGCCGCTCCGCCTTGCTTCGCGCGCTCGGCGAACATCTCGTTGAGAACTTTCTGCTGCTCCGGCGTAAACGTCACCTGATTTTTATCAGGCGGTGGGTTGCCCTGCGCTCCTGCTGCTCCCGATTGACCGGCGGGATTGCCGTCGTTTGGAGTGCCGCCTGCGCCGCCCTTGTCGTCAGGACTGAAATACAACCCTTTGAGAAAACCTTTCGTCAACATGTTAAATTCTCCTTGTCCACGATTTGGACTTTCGTCCCCGCTCGTGTCGGCGTTGGTGGAGAAACAAAACGCGCCCACGACTCCTTTTCGGAATCGCGGGCGCGACGTTTACAGTGGGACCCGTTCAAATTATTTAGTTAGCGATCATTTTAGACCGATTAATCGCCTGTGTCAAACCAGACCAATTGGTCTGGTCACTCTTTCAAATATCTGTCAATGTATTCTTGCAAATACTCTTTCACCACTGGCTCAACTTCGTCGGCGATCTCCTTTGTCGTCCGCCAGCCCATTGCTTTGGCATAAGCGGTTTGCACTACAGTGTGCATCAAGTAGGGACCGTAGGCGACATTATTGCCGACCACCTGCGTCAATCCATTGTTCTGCGCCGCAATTGTCCATCGCCGCCCAAACGCTTTTGACCCCGGCGACATCCCGCGCCGGTACGGGACTTCGATCTTGCCTTTACGCAACGCCCAAAAAAAATATCGTCTCTGCTTGTCGCTCTTGAACGATGAGCCGTAAACGCTGGCGCGCGTGATCGTCTTTTGCTCCGGGTATTCTGCCGCTTTCCCCTTCACGTACACCGCCGCCGACTTCATCGCGGCAATCACCGGCTTGAGTTCCTGCAATGTTTTGATTTTGGCAAGGAGTTCGTCCATGCCGTCAATTTCGATAATAGCTTTCATCGTCCCTCAAAGACGTGGTTGATCCAGCAGCGGCATCGCGGGTGCGCCGGTGGGTCTTCACGCCAATCCTCGCCGCGCTTCTTGCCGTTGCGCGGTTTGCAAATCGCGCAGACCCAATCGTCACGGTTCGTCTGCCAGACCGCGATCATTTTGATGCTCGGATCGTCCTTCTGAATCTCTTTCAGTATTTCCAGTTCGCCCTGCACACTGGCTCGCGTCACCTCTGTGATGGCAATCATGTCGGCGCGCACAGCAGGCATAATAATTCTTCCAAGACGATCTTTTAATTCAGGCACGCTAATCTTGCCGCGCAATTCCCCCATTGTCATTTGTGTTTTAAAAAAACCAGCGATGGATTCTTGCAGCGCGAACTTGGTGTTGTCGGTGATTCCCTTCACCAGCTTAAACGTGTATTGATTCGCCCACGCCGCCGCGCGCTGGTTGACGATGCCCCACTCGATGCCGATGCTCATGTCATCCATCGTCTGTTTCGCCATGTCTAAAAACACGGCTTCAAGTTTCGGCTGGATCGTCGCGGCGAGCTCTGCCGACAACGCGCCGTAAAATGCCACATCCAGTTTCGACGGATCGGGCGGGTTGCCGAGCCGACGCATCACGTCACCCAACTGCTCTTCGCCGAGCGTTTCGAGCGCGCGCTTAAGTTCGCGCTCGAACTTGGCGCGGTGATCGAAGTCAGCCACTCCACGCCGCCTTCAATCGCGCGTATCGCGCCACGACAAGCGGCGCGTAAAGGTTCGCGCCGCTGCGCGTCTTGTGCAATCGCCTCAACGCGCGATTGCCGACGACGGATTGATAAATCTTCACCCCTGACGGGAGAGTGATTTTTACAGACTGAGTGTCGTTGAACTTTTGGCGCATATTTTTATACTCTCCATCTCAGGCATAATTTCCTCTCGCTACCGCAAATTGCGGCGACGCCAACACCGACGCAATGTCAGCATCGCTGTAGCCATGTGACTGCAAAAACTTCGTCAATCCCATTTCGCCGCCGCCGGTGTATGCCGCCTGCGCCGTCTCCCAAAATAATTTGTCTTCTTCAAGTTTGTCTGCTTTCGTCGTTTGAAAAACAGTGCGCTCGCCGATAGAATGATCGAGATCGCCAGCCTTATACGACTCAAGATTAAATCCTTTGTAGCCGTCGTAGCCGCGCCAGCCGCCAATCGCAATAGCCATCTGGTGCGCGCGGCGCAGGGCGTCGTCATATCCGGCGCGGCGTTTCAGCACTTTCGCCTCTGCCGGTTGCTGCGCCAACTGCATCGCCCGCCCGGTGATGTCGCCGCTCAAGCGCAGTTTCTCGATTCGCAATTCGGGGTAGTCGTCTTCGAGCGATGACAACAAGTTCGTCACATGCTGCAACGCGCCGGGCAAGTCGAGCGATGCCACAAATGGCTTGATGTCCGCGCCGGCATTGGCATAAAGTATTTTCATCTCTTCACGCCCCGGTTCGGGTCGCGTGCTGGTTGCTGCCGAATTTGTTACTGTTGGCGTATTCGCCGCTTTCTGTATCCCCGTCGCCAGCCACGCCGGATCCACGTATTTGCGAATGTGATCGGAGAGCTTCGACGCCTGATCATCTACCTCGCGCATCTTGCTCATCGCCGCGTGCAGTTCGCTCCATCCCCAACTCAAGCCAACGTTGTTATGCTGGATAGTAACCATCGGGACAAACCCGTAAGGCTCGAACCATTCTGAGGCGGCGCCGTTCCACGCATAGAGATCGTTATTGAGATATGTGCGATACACCACGTTCTCGCCATCACGCTCGGCGGTCTCGGTGTAGGTCACGTCGCGGTTGCCGCCTCGCGGGTCAGCGCGCGTCTCGGTGAGGGTGTATCCCCTCACGTTGCCGCGCGCGTCGCGCTCCAACTCGCTCAAGGTGGATGGATGCACAACACTCAAATACATCCGCTTGCGCTCGGTGTCGTCAATCACTTTCAGCATCACATCGCCGAGCGTCGCTCCCCACAACGAAACGACGTCTTTGCTAATTTGCCAATTCGTGTCTTGCCAAAGTTTGGCAATTGACTCACGCAATGTATTGTTGTCAGTGACGATTGGTAGTGCGCCGCCGTCACCGGCAACCCCATTCACCACGTCCAACACGCCGCCCCACAAATGCGTTTGCCAAAAATCTCCGAGCCGGTGCGCCGGGTTGTAGATGGCGCGGGTATATTTGTAGAGACCGTAATCGGCTTTGAACTTGGTTGACCAAGTGTGAACACTGCGATACGCCGTGTTCTCGAAGAACGACCAGAAGATCAGGTAGCGCATCTTGCGCGCCGCGTAAGACGAAAAATCGCTGTCGTCGCTCGCGCTCATGTACGCTTCTTGGAATGCTGTGATGCCTGCCATAATTCGACTCCAGATAGATGCCATAACTCACCCACGATAATTCGCAAATGGATTTTCGCCGTAGACCGCGACGTTCAGCGTGTCACTCTTCGCCGCCCACAACGCCAACGCCAACGCCCAAAACTTGTCGGCGTGATGCTTCTCGCTGCCCTCGGTGTCAAACGTCACGTTTTTCGCCGCCGTCACTTTCTTCTTGATACTGTGGATTTGGTAAGCCAGATCACGATCCAGCGGGATAGGCACTTCGCCGCGCTGCATCTTCACTTTCGCTTCCACTGCCCACAGTTCTTTGCTTGAATTTGTAAAGTCAACCCCCTGCGCCCGCGCGCCGTGCGTCTGCCCAAGTTGTTCTGCTATTTGCATACCGATGCCGTTTCTGTCAATAAGCAGCTGCGTTATTGGCAAAACATCTAACGCCCGACTCGCTACTGCCTTCTGATCGTCAAACGGAACGCCCGACAAACTAATCATCACCCGCAGCGGCAAATGCGACGTGGTGCTTTTGCCGACAAAAAATATCTCGGTCAGATCGTGCTTGCGCCCGATGTCCATTCCGCCCGCCAACGCCTGCTCGATTTTGCCGTCCACCACCTCTTGCGCCGCCTCGCCGATGACGCGCATCGCTTCTTCAACGTTTCGCGCCTGCCAGTATTTCAATCGCCCCGCCTGCGCTTCGATCTGGTTGCGCTTGATGTCGTCCCACGTGATCCACGAATGCGACTCATCTACCCACGCGCACTCATACTCCTGCTGAAAATCTTCGAGCGGCATGTTCTCAAAGATTTCAACGAGTCGCCGCGTTCCGAACAATCGCACGCGCTCTTCGGTCAAACAATGCGGCGCAATGTTTCTCGCGCCCGCCGGGTCTTTGCACAACGCCGCTACCGACCACCACGGGACGAAGCCGCGCTTGAAGCCAGGATACGGCTTGAGTTTCTGCTCATAGATTTCCCAGAACATCCCGCCCGCGCCGAGCGGTGATGACCCGATGCGGATATAACCGCCTCGTGTCGCGGCGGGCAGCGCTGCTGCATAAATCTCTTTGTCGTTCGGGTAGTGCGCGAACTCGTCGAGATACACCCGCGCTTTCGGTTTGCCGCGCACCGGGCGGCAGGGATGCGAGATGAGGCGGCTGCCGTTGGCGAATTCAAACTCCAAGCGATTCTCGGTGATGAGTTTCGGGCGCACCTCGGCGTCAAGCGACTCGATGATCTGCTTGGCGTAGCGTATTTTCTCGCTTGCCTCGTCTTGGTTGATCGAGACGAAGATGTGCGGCGTGCGCGGGTTGAGGATGCTGTCGGCTACCGCATCCGCCGCGCACAGCCACGAGAAGCCGACCTGCCGCGCTTTGATTTGTATATCGAGCAGAGACTCGTTGTTAAGGTGTCGTAACTGAAACGCCTCCCACCGCGCGTCGGGGTCGCCGACGGCTTCGGGGAGATCGAGATATTCAATCAGGAACGTTATGCGCTGCGAGAGTGTCACTCACCGTCTTTGCTTTCGTCGGATTCTGCTTGCGCCGCCGACTCTATGTCTTTCAGCGTCGCCGCTACTTGATCCCATCGCCGCTGGCGAACCGACTCGATTTCTTCAATCTTGACGGGTCCGCCATCCGCGCCGGTCAGCTCTATCTTGTTCGCCTCTGTCGCCGAGCGCATCTCGCGCGCCGCGTTGGTGTCGCCGCCCGCCGCCTTCAACGCCTGCCCGATGGCAATGCGCTCGGCGTAGGTGATCGGCAGGTCAGGATCGCCGGTGTATGCCGCCACAAGTTTTTTCATCTCATCCGAAATTTTATCTTGCGGAAACACCGACGCTAAAACTTTTCGGTTCGCCTCGCCGATAAGCTTAGGTCGCCCCGACAAATTGATGCGCGGATCGCCCTTGACAAACGGCTTAAGCGTCGAAGGATGACCGGGATTTAGCGTC